CTTCTTCAAAGATAGAACCCGAAATATCAGATAATCGATACTTATAGTTCGTTACTGCTTCACCTGCTCTGAATTTGTAATTAACGAGATAACGGTCATTGATACGAACCCATATCCTTCTGCTTGTCGGATCATAAAGGTCATTCAAATACCGTTGTAAGTATATCTTCTGGCAGTTATATCTTAAGCAATAATGCTGCTCAGTAATAAAATTATACAACGAATCTGTGAGCACCTTAACGCCACTTAGAAACGATTTCACTAATTTCGGAAATGAACCTTGATCGGATTCGCTTGGTGTGAGTTTTATATCCATTATCTTACTGCGTTTATGCTTATGATAACTTTATTCTTTTGGAAGAATTCTTTTATATTGGTATCGCTTTTGAATCCATCAGGAATATCATTGTAAGTAAATATGCTTGCATCATCGGTAGATATCCCGTCCTTCCTTAATTCTTCTTTTACTGCTTTACTTAAAATAGCCTTATCAATTGATGCATTCATAAAACGTCTTATTCCAACACCTCTTTTTGGTATCTCATAGAAGTTATGAAAATTCTCTAAAAGGAAAAATACCTCCTGTTCTGTAGTATCAGCAATTTCTAAATCACCATCTTTAAAACTTACATCGTAGTTATTAAGAAACCATGCAAGGATTCTTTCAGTGAATATTTCATAATCGATGTTTGCTATGTTTGCAGAAATCATTAGCTATTGGATATAAATTCAATTGTCTTTATTGTACCAGTATAAAATTCATCTAAATCGTGACCGGCCGCCATATCAAGATAACCGGATAAAGCAGTATATGCTTGATCATCGAGTATCATTAGATTGGCGTATGTGGTCGCTCCTTGTCTAGCATCGCAATTAGCAAATACAACATTCTCTATTCCATCGATTGCTAGTATAACAAAAATTAAATCTGATAACTGAAATTTAGCATTGAATGGAAGGAACTGAATATATTGACGAATAGCATCCTCAACTGGAGTACTTGAATCTGAAATCTTGGTACCGTCTGGATTAAAGATTGTAGGATCGTAGTATACTTTTGAAGCAAACTTAAGATCGTCATGATCTAATGAATATAATAGAATCGCACTAGTTGGAGGTAAAATACCATCTTCGGAAAATGGAGCCTGTGTACCAGTAAGATATAAAGTCAATCCATCCTGTTCTGCAGTCGATAAAGGAATTAAGGCCCCAACTAATCCCTTGGCAACTTTTATAATAATTTGACCATTACTGACATTCACAGCACATTGAGTTACAACCCTTTTAGTGGTATCAATTACAGCGTATCTATAACTACCACCATCACCAGAATCGTTTTCAACATAAACCAAATCATCACCATGCTGATACTCTTTGCACTTATCTACTATCCAAGGTATTTGACCGTATTCTCTGTTTTTGGTAAGTGTATCTAAATCGGTCTGATATGCATCCATCAAATCCTCAACTGCAAAAAGAGCATAAGAAAATATAAAAGCAAGAAGTCGCCAAATAGCAACTCCCGAAGTGGATAATCCTTTTACGATGGTATTGGCCAGTAACTTAAAATTAGCCAAAGTGAATAATGAATCCCAATTATCAGGATTAGGTAACAGCTCTTGTAATTCAGATTTACTCTGAATATCAGCTGTCATATCATTGTATATCTCTTCTCTAGTACGTGGGTCAATAGCCATTATTATTTCATTTTATAATGATTTTTTAACATCTCTAAGTGAGACTTAACTTCTTCCTCGGTTTCATTTCCAGTAAGTCCAGGCATTCCAACCTTCTCACCTACTGTAATTCCGAAATGTTTCATTATTTCTTCTGGTGCAATACTGTATTTTGTTAACAACATTGTAAATACTTTAATCTTTTCTTCCAGAGTTTGCTTTTCTTCATTAATCCAACCAAAGGTAGTATTGACAAAATCGTTTTGTTTATACCCGTTTATTAATCTTGGAAGAACACTGTTATTAACTAAGAAAAATAATTGTCGTGTTGCTGCAGTAATAAGCTCTTCAAACAAACGCTCTCCTGATTCTGCTGATCCTACATAGTTTTTCTCATCAAAGAACCCTGCTGCACCGGCAATAGCTTTACTCATTTCGTTATTCGAAAACTTCATTGGCTCAATAAAAGTTCCTACTGCTCCCGTTCCATTGGCACTTGGATTCATTAATTCAATTTTATCTCTATCATCCAAAGTAATAGACATTGAGTTTCCTGCATCCTCTAAAGACCTCTGCATGTTCTTTCTTCGCTTTGGGTCCTTAGTATCAGTATGACCAACTCTCCAAGGCATACCGTAAATCTCCGAATAACGCCATAGATAAATCAAAAGATGCTTCTTAGCCAAAGCATGAGAAGCACAAACATCTAATAAGCCTAATCTTGATTTACTGGTAATAGGTATATAATAATCCTTTATTTCATCATCATTATAAAACCATCCAGACTGTTTATTCGGATCAATATAATATAATTCCTTCTTGATGAAATTCTTTTGAGGAATACAGTATTCTCTAGGTATTAATTGAATCTCATTAAATCCTAAATCCTTATCGAAGTTACCAAGCTGAATGATGGAATACCAGAAAAAGTTTGATTCTACTGTATAGTCGATAAAATCAAAGAACCATTCTTGTTCGAATATCGCAGTCAATACATCATCTTTCTTATCCCCTTTTTTGATTTCAAACTTCTTGGACTTGATTTTGTTTTTTATAGCGTTGATAATACCAGTGAGATGGCCATCTACCGAAACATCTTTATATACTCTTTGAAGGGCTGTGTTATCCGGAAGAGAAGCGTTTTCTGCCATATCTCTTCCTGCTTGCCAATCTGCAATATCCTGTTTCCTCGCGAATAATTCAGTTTTAATTATCTGAGCCATTATATCATTATTGACTCCTATAAACTTAGTAGCTAAATTCATTAAAGCAATCTGATATTGTTTATCTGCGTTTTTTAAACTTGTCTTTTCCATATTAGAAGCTCCAATTTTTTTGTGGATAACTATCTGAATCCGTATTGTTTCCACTATCCTCGATATCATCCGTATCAGCAACTAATGGAAGTAACAAAGTATCTTGACCTTTAGCAATTAGATTCAAATGTGAAATTGCATTGTCCTTCGCATTTTCAATAAACTCAGGGATATTCCTTGGAGAGATTTTCATGTATAGCTTATGTAATGCCAACATAGAACAATATTCTCTTATAAGTGAATTTCTTATATCTCCTATTATCCAGTACTCATCCGTAGTTGTTCCATCGGGAGGAATATTATCTGCTTCTTTAATGCAACTATAAAAGGCATTATTATAACCACGAACTACCCAATCTGAGGTATCAACTGCCAACGGGTCTGAGCCTTTTACTCCATCATTCAAGCATTCGAAAATGTATACGTTGTTATCCTCTTGGTTCAATTTAGAAACTCTATCGCCGGTACTGTATGTATCTGTTGGATCGTATGCAGTTTCAAAATAAAGAAGCTGCTGACCAACAGTGTATGTTACAATTGAACTGTATTCGAAGATATCAATAAACACCTGTGCAGGATCGTATCGATGTTGTAATTTTGATTTGATGAGCTCTATGGCATAAAGAATCATTTGCTTTAATACAACTTGACCATCACCTTCGAGTACTGGTAGGTCTTTTGCATTGTTAGAGTTTATAAGGTCTTGTCTGTGTAGAAACATATTAGAAATCCCTCTTTTTAATTGTATTAGAATATTCAATAGACACTTCTGGAGTCATTCTGTTGCGAAAGGTATAAAATAATTCCGAAAAAATATAACAGAGGAAATATCTTTTTGTATCAGACAAGTGACCGATTGGCTCGTATGATGCACCAGTAATACGATCAGTGATTCTTTTCTTTACTATCCCTCCGTCCTTATCTTTCTTTGCTAATATATAATCATTGATAGATTCTTTACACGGTTCATTTATTCCAATTTTAATATTACCAAACTCGCTTTCATAACATGCATTGATAAACTCTCCAGACATAGCAACAGAAGGATTTGACTGAGGTACACGATCATTGACAATAAAAGACTTTTCTACTCCTGCCATAAATTTATCAAGAAAAGAAAGTTTATTATCATCGATGGTATTACCAGCTTTCGTAGTAGCATCGCCATAGACATAAACAACATTTGTATATTTAATACTCTTGGCCCATTCTACAAATAACTTAGCAGAGGCCGTTGCTGAATTGTCTGGGTCTTTAGCACAAATCTCATGTATCTGAAATACGTTGAATTCTTCTGTATCATCACCCTTGGCATTAGTAGCCTTGATAGTTTCGAATTGCCAGATTGAAATTGAAATGTAGGGATGTATGTTATTATCGATTGAAATATGAAGCTGCTGCCCTTCCTGATAATCTCTATTCACAAGATGCTTATCGAGTTCAAAGGCATGAAAGAATTCACCTCCTGTTTTTAATTGGATATCCCATTCACCTTCGACATATACCTGATATTCGTAATGAGGTAAGTTTTTTAAAGATTCAATATACTCTGCAGGTAGGTTCTTAGCATTGTCATTAATGTGGGCTTGTATGTATCGATAATTCTCTCTTAATGTCCCCAGTTTATGTTGGTCGTAAAACTGTTCTTTAACCCAATTATGGGTAGGGTTACAAGTAGCGAGTATTTTACTCTTGGGCTGTTTCCCTCCTACAATGATGTTAGAACCAGAACGCTCAATCATTTTATGGAAGGTCTGAAACTGTAATTCGTTTATCTCCTCTGCTCCAAATCCATTTGCTTCAAGTCCTCTCCATCGGTCCAAATCCTTATCTTGAGCATAGTTTTCTGGAAAGAATATTATTTTGCTGTCATTACGAAAGGTCACTACCTGATCGCCTTGATTATAACTCTTTAAAAATGAATTCTGAGGACATACTTTCCAGAACGTAGGAATAGTAGTTTTCTTTAACGTTGGTAAATCTTTTCGAAGAAGGTACCAAACACTTTTTGGATAGATAATACAGTAAATGATGAATGCAGCAATTAGAGCCCATGACTTACCCGAACGAATGGAACCTCCATACAATACAAAGTTAGCACTATCATCAAAAGCATGTTTAAGAAACTCCTCCTGCCTGGGGAATGCTTTGAATATGGTAATTTCTTCTGTTTCCTTTATGTCATGCTCATCGCTCATCTAATGGACTTTACTTTGCTCATTCCTGATTGCTTATCTTTTATCCGCTTCTCTCTGCATCTCACACAATCGCAACCAACATGAACAACAATGTCCTTTCTAGAGTTTTCTTTCACTGTGGTGAATGGTTTAAATTTATTCATAACTATGCTGTATTTTTATTTCTACGATTCAGTACTCCTATTTCGATGATCATCAAAGATAGTTTCTAGGATCATGAATTCTTCTTCTACTTATCCTATGGAACAATGCATCCCTTTTTGCTTTCTTCTTCAGATTATCTTTTAAGAAATGCATACAGATATTCTTTCTTTCCTTTCTAGTCATTACCCTGTATGGTGGAATAACCTCTTTACTGAACTCTTTTGGTATCTCATCAATCTTAATAAGGAATTGCTTGAGACCGTATAAGTAAATACCAGTCGAGTTCTTGAGACCAACAAACTTTGCCCAGTCTTTATGCTGCTGTTCAGCTAATATCCTTAACCTATCTTCTGGATTGTATGAACTCATATTATAAGAAATAAAATAGAATGGTTAATACTGTTGCTGTAGTAATCAAGTTAATGGCTGTAACTAATATGGTCCTT